GCCCGATGAGATCGCGCACCATTGCACGTTCCAGGGTTGGGAGGAAGTCGAGGGTCAGTGTCCGTTCCCGTGGGCACGGGAGAGCAACCGATCCTTCCAGCCAGAGCACCACAAGATCAAAAAGGTCTCCGGCGGATAACGTCCGTCCCGTCGGTTGAGAGTGGAGCTATGTGGTCCCAACCCTTGTGATTCGGGAGGGAGGACTGGAAGGATTGGACCCCTTCGCTTACATAGCTCCGCTCTGAGCCGCCGAAGCCGTAGGACGTTGTTTCCGGGCCTCGCAAGCCCTAACCCGCCCCGAGACCGCCCGAAGGCTTGAAAGGAGCTTAAACCAGTGTTAACAACACGAGGGAAGGAGCCGGATGTGGACATAGCCGATATCCCTAGCCGTCAGCAGTTCCTGGAGCGCTACTACGATCCAAAGCTGGAACCGCCCGAGACGACAATCAAAGAGCTAGAGGATGCTCAAGTAGCTCGCCTGACTCGCGCGCTCGTCGTCGTGATGTACACCGGATCAATCCCCCGGCGTCTCGGCGGCGACGCAACCGGCCCCGAGCTAGCTGCCGACAAGAAGCGATCCCGGCGCGTAGCTCACGCGATCAAACAAAGCCTACATGGATGGCAGAAGAGCGGCTACAAGCTCCCGGAAGGTGAGGAGCTACGCATCGAGGGAACCCAGATTATCTGGCACGATTGGTACGGAGCCTACTTGACTGACTTGGCGAGTCAGACCACACTTCTCGTCACCTGGTCGATCCGGAATGAAGAACGGCGCTGGGGACGCAGCGCCGTCGTTCGATTTGAGAATGAGCGTAACTGGATCATCTACGCAATGCGAGGCTAGTCCTCCGCAATCTCCGTCGGGCGCTCAGCAGACCAGCCTGACCAATGCCCGACGATGATTGCGTAGACGGACAGGAACACAAGCCACGGCACGGACTCGCGTAAGTAGAACGAGACTGGCAATCCGACGACGATCCATATGACCATCAACGTCATATGGATCCGTCGCCCGGATTGAGGACTCATTATGGATTGTTACCCGTAGCTTCGTCCTTGATACAAGTCCAGATCGTGACATCAGTCTTGGTGGTGTCGGGGGTGAACTGAACGTTCCCCTTGATCGTTAGCTCGCCGGGAGTGAAGCCGGTCTTGCACGTGAAGTCGCCGGGTGGCCCCGCTGGTCCCGTTGCTCCTGCCGCTCCCGGCTCGCCCTTGTCACCCTTCGGCCCGGCTGGTCCGGCTGGCCCCGCTGGCCCTGGAGTTGTTCCAACGTCCACTGTGATTGGTGCCCTATCAGGCTGGGTCGCTTGCCCCGCGCTCAGCGCTGTCGCTCCCAACACTCCCGCTAACGCTGCCAGCGTCAGACTCCCGACCATTAACACTGACGCTTTGTTCACCCGGATCATCTTTGCCTCCTTTCCTCGCGAGTCGTAAAGCAGCCATCCCACTCAAGAAGCTCCCCGCCCCTGAGAGGACGGCAGCAATCCCTACCCACGGAATCTCCCAAGGAATGTCGATGACTTACCACGCCAAGGGATATCGAATTACAACGATTCCAGAACCACCAGGCAGAAGATTCCGAGCGCGGTCGCCGCCACCCCCGCCTCCCGTGTATTGAGCACCTGCAGTGTTGTCGCTCGAATAGCGGCCCGTTCCTTTGCCGCCTCCACCAAAGCCGCCGTTGCCAGCGCCTCCCTGACCGCCACCGCCGCCTCCGCCACCCACTGCGGTCGGAATGCCACCGACTCCACCGAGGGATACCAATGTATTAAGAAGTGACGATGTGACGCCTGCCCCACCGTCACCTGCGTCTCCTCCAGTTGGAGATACGCCTACTGCTGCTGCTCCCCCTCCACCGCCGCCTGCTGGGTTGCTAGGGCCGGTGCCAGTCGAGGTACCACCAGCATTGCCTTGTCCTGATGTACCTGATCCTCCAGCACAAGGAGCGCCGGGGTCTCCTCTCGAACCACCACCGCCTGAACCTCCAGCAATACCTGCGTTGGTATCCGAATCTCCTCCTTTGCCTCCAGCAAAACAAGTAATCAGGGAACCAATGGATGAGTTCTGATCAGAACCGCCCACGGTGACTGCGTAGGATCCAAAGCCAATCGCCAGGGCGACTTCTCTGACACCGCCAGCGCCGCCGCCCCCACCGCCACCAGGGCCACCATCGCCGCCTCCGTTACCTCCGCCACCTGTGCCACCACCCGCTACAACAAGGACTGATGCGCCAGGGTGGTATCCAGAGACAGTGAGGGTTCCGCTACTAAGAAACAAGTGATAGCGATATCCCGCGATGTCGTAGGTTGTTCCGCCGAGCATTGTCGGTCGAGCACCCGATGCGATGATCCCTGGGAAAATGCTACTCATGCCGAGATATTCCCCATCAAGACCCAGCTGTCGGTGGCGCGCTTGAGAAGTGTCGCGACCGCCCACTGCCCGCCCAGCTTCAGACCGGGATTGGCATTTACAGTGACGCCCCCTCCTTGCACTACGGTCACGAGCCCCGCTCCTGTCTGCATGATGTTCACAGAGTCACCAACAGTAAATGGAACAGAGGAGTTAGGCGGCACAGTGAGGTTCACACCACCAGCATTCGAGACCTCGACCATCTTCCCGCGATCAGCAAGAGCCAGAGTGTAGGATCCAGACTGAGCATTAGTGATCATCGCCGCGAGCTTCGCCAGCGTAACTGATCCATCTGTAATTTGGGTAGCTCCTACCGAGTTTGCTGGGAGCGGATCCGCACCGGCGGTAGCATGCTGTGATCCGTGAGTCCCGGCGGCTGCTGTTCCTGCTGCCGTTCCCAAAGCTCGCAGAGACTCTGTCGCTGCTCCTGCGCCGCCCGAGGGCTTCAGCGCCGCTGCGATCTTCACAGCAGTGACGGAAGCGTCAGCATGCTTGTTTGTCGTAACGGCTCCATCCTGGATCGCATTGATATCGACCGCATTGTCGGCCAACTCACTCGAGCCAACAGCGTTCGCCGCGATCTCGACGGCGGTGACCGAGTCAGCGCCGGTGGTGCTGGGCCCGATCTGGTACCAGGTAGTGCCGTCCCAGTAGGACATCTTGAGCGTATCTGTAGCCCAATGAAGAACCGCCTGATGTCCGGGGTTCGCTGGGCGTGACGCTGCCGTGCCCTGTCGATAGTCCACCAGAGCGTCCAAAGCTGCCGCGAGCGCTCCCATGTCGGCAGGGACATCCGCTGCTCCTGAGAGTGCGGGGTACGGCAGTGCTAGTCTCGCTGTTGCGGGCATTAGCCACCTTCCTTACGGAACGTCGGAACGGACGCTATTGTAGTTGGTGTAGTAGGACTTGACCTGCGAGTAGAGCGGGTGCCCAGTCTTCAACTGCTGGTACGTTTGTCCACCAGTAGTGATGTAGACCATCACGATGCCGGCTGGCTTCTGCGAGATGAGCGCGGCGAGAACCTTCGCTGAGTCTGGAGTCTCGCTGACGTACGTTTGAACCGTGAGGTGATACGCGCTCGTGTCGCGCTCGTACAGGTTCACCGTCTTGGTGCCGGTGAGGAACAATTGAGCAGCCGCCCTCATAGCGGCAGGAGATCCTCGCCGGAAGCCAGCCTTGTCCGAGACCAGAGCGCGCTCCTGGGCCAGCGTCAAGTTGTCCGGGATCTTCACTCCGACGAATTGACCGAGCCAGGGCAGAGCTTTCTCCGGAGTCCCAGCGACCGTTACGAAGTCTGCCCATCCTGGTGTAGTTCCGTGGTCGCGAGAATAGTTCTCAATCTCCTGGAGCATGCCAGCGATAGACGTGATGTACTTCAGGAGATGGTATCCAACCTGAGCGTCGAGACGCTGGAAGGGCTCCACAACCTCATATAGCTCGTCAATTGCCGAGCCGGTGGTCTCGATCTGGAATGACGACATCCTATGTCCCCGTCACCGAGATGGTGTTGGGACGAGGCAGAGGAGCTATGCCAGTCATCGTCACGTCTGCCGTTCCGAGTGCGGCTGGGTTCTTGGCGAACGTCAGCGAGACGACATAGTCCACTCCATCGACAGAATTGACCAGCGACGTCAGTTCCAGGTACCGAATGATTGACTTGTTCGTCCAAGATCCGACCGCATCCTGCTCCAGGCCCCAATTCGCCGGTGAGAGGTAGCTCCTGATTGCCGCATCTACCGAAGCAGTCACCGTTGCCAAGGTTTGCCCGGCGAGAGCTTTGTAGGTGGTCGTAACGTTGATCAGGTTATAGGTGGGTGTCGTTCCGTTGACTATGAAGTTAACTTCCCTCGCAGCTTCCAAAAGATCGTCCACTGCGGTGGCGATGGGAGCCGAGACCGGCTCACCGAGAGAGTCGATCAGAACCATACAGACCATCCGTTCATTACCGGATGATGGTGCTACTGGTTCATAGCCGTCAATAGCGAGCGCTCGCCCTACGCCGGCAACTCCGGTCGCCATGATTGCGAAGTCTGCCGGAAGAATCGGGCGAGGCGTCAACAACTGAAGCTGAGAGGCCAAGTTGTTGAGGTACGAGTCGTCAGACTCCTCCGAGACGCCTCCAGTGGTAGCTCCTACCGTCACAACCGAAGACACCCAGTCGAGCGGGTCAATCAACGTCATCGTTCCCGAGAGACCATTTGAAGTTTCTCCCGGAAGAACGGCGACAACGGCAACGCCGCCTGCCGCTGTCGCTGTAGCGCCCGGAGCGATGACTATGTCGTAGGCAGTCTGGAAGGGGATCAGAACATCCCCGGCTGCTTTGAGCGCTACCTGAGTGCCGGCAGGGATCGTATACCCGGCGTTGTTGATGGCAGTCCAGGTCGTATTGACGCTAGCAAACTGATTCGAGACTGGTGCGATCCCGAGCAGCGAGTTGCCGTAGTACCGGAAGATGGAGCGCGGAACCGCGCTCGCAACATCTCTGGCGTCAGCAACCATCCGAGACATTGACTCCAGAAGAATGACTTCCAAGTTGCCGGCGTTTGGAGACCACCCTGGAATCTGAGATTGGATGTATGCGAATGCTCCCTCTGCTAGAGACTCCGGATCGGTCGTGATAGGTACATCAATGTATTCAATCTCAGACATTGCTGCCGCCTCCGCTCTGAGTGCCCGTCTCGTTCTCCAGAATCTCGATTACAACCCTGTCAATGCTCTGGTCAAGCGGATCAAGACTGCTTGATGCTAGCATATGAGCACGAGGCTCATTCTCTTCAATTTCTTGGAGCAACTTGGGGAAGTCAATCCCCTGTGTGAACTCTACCGGCGTGATCCCAAACTCCGGAGCCTCTGGACGCTGGCCACGAGTATAGCGCACGATAGCGGCTACGCAGTCCCTGACCTCTTCAAACGTATCCTGCTCGTGTACCGTCGCTGCCGACCCCTGCGGCAAAACCTTGAACCGGAACGGGATAGCAAAGTGAGGGATAGCAACCTGCGTAGAGATCGGCAGATCACTGATGTTGACATAGCCGTAGAGACTCGACATCAGAACGGCCACCAAGCTACGATGAACGGAGTATTGGTATCATCAAACATGACTATTGCCTCGTCACCTCTCGTTGGTAGGGTTACAGAGTCGCCGCGCGGCATCCAGCGACACGGCCCCCATCTGAGCTGCGGATGATATCGAGGTATTACGACCATGACAGAGGACGTTACTCCAGCTGCGTCCGTCGCAATGATAGCTGACCACGCGCCTCTCCTGCTGGCTGCTCTCGGCGGTCTATCATCTTCTAGCGCAGACATCAATCCTCCTAGAATCCGACGTGTACATGATCGATGTGCCCATCCACCCAATGCCCACTCTTTGGATTGCCATTGTCCAGCTGAAGCTCTTGCACGGTAGCATCCTCCTGCCCGCACCCGTTACAGATCAGCTGATTGGGGATGAAGCTAGGGGAGAGCATACCGACCGCCCTCATAAACTCCTTGACAGCCGGCGTTGTAGCCGGAGACTGAACAATACCACTTACGCTATGCCCTATCTCGTTGATGTCGATGGCGTGCCCTGTCCAGTGCCTCGACTCGCGCGGAGGGTGACTGTCTTTGACGTACTGATCGTGACTGCCCAGCATACTCGAGATATTGAGCTTCCATTGACGTCCGGCCCACACGAGGAACGAAACAATTGCGGGGTCGATGCTCACAAGAGATCCGTCTGTCCGAAGTACTGACCCGGACAACATGACCCCCGACCTATCGTTTGCGTGGCTGAAGCTGATCTTGCCTTTTGTTACAAGGTCTCGTAGCTCTACCAAAGACTCTGCCTTAGCGACCGGAACGGATGTCGTGTCGGCATACCCAGCGCTGGACATCGGAGTTATTGTTCCGGGGAGAGTGAACCTCAGTTCACTTGGCTGATCAAGGTTCGGCTCTTTGAGGATCGGGCGAGGCTTCTTGAGCTTGATCTCCATTGTCGTGTCGAACAAGTTACGGGATATCTCCGCGACGAGCCATCTGCCGCTCAATGGGCCGCTCTCAAATATCTCAACCATCGCGCCCGGAGGTACAGACCAGCGACCGACGCGAGCGCTCACAGTGACTGTCGAGTTCATAGTTCCGACCGTGTACTCTCCATCGATGGAGATGACGCCAGGCGTAGACTCGTCGAGCTTGAGCTGGGGCTTGCTGCGGAACAAATAAGGCTCGCTCATCAGATAGAATGTTCCACTGACAACGAATCGTCGCCAGTTGATCTCCTCAGCGAGCCGACCCGCGCATTCCCATGTATTCTCCGGCTTGGGAACCTCTTGGCCATCGACAATGCTGAATGTCCCTCGATGGAATTGATAGTCCTCCGACTCTAGCTCTAGGGCATCAGAGCTAGAGATCATCGAGCCTCCCGCAGTAGCTCCTGTCCCTCCGGTTGTCCCTGCAGCGACCGCAGCTTTGTCTTTGGCCGGCAGATCGCTACCCTTGGCGGCTTCCTCGGCTGCACGCTGCTCAATGGTAGACTTGGCGCTCTGGCTAGTAACCTTTCCCTGAGCGGCCATCTTGGCGTCCTTCGTTACTCCCCATCGGCTGACGGTGCGCTCAGCTTCCTCCCTGAACTTCTTCCAAATCGGGATGATGCGAGCTTCCTGATTGCCGGCGACCTGAGCGTTGAGAGCGATGTACTCGGGTTGCATCGCGGGGTTCTTCAAGTAGGCGGCGATAGCTCCATCATAGAATCTGTTGGCCGACCACGCAATATCCATCACTTCCTCTTTGGTCCCCCAGGCATACTTGTGCGGCTCATAGATCTGCTGGAACAATCCGGCTGAGAGACCGTCGCTGGAGTAGCTCAGGTTCCTGGCTCCGGACTCCTCATTGATGACGATAACGGCAGCTACCATGACTGACCAGCTCGCGCCACGAGAGGATCCGACCTGAAGAACCTTGTCGGTGTTCGACATCTGGGTAAGATCGGCAGGTGTGCCATTTACCGATATTGTCCCTACAAAACCTCCTACCCCATCCCCAAAGCCGGGGTTGCGCTCCCACTCTTGCGATCCGTCCGGCGTGTAGAAGTTTTGAGAGTTGACAATCGGACGCCTCGGCGGAAGCTTGTCCATCTCAGGGCAGACGAATGGAATCTTCATCTCTTTGACTTCATCGATCATCTTCTTGATGAACCGAGTCCGGCTCAGAGTATCGCGAGCGGCAACCATATGCTTGTTGTACGTTCGGAGAATCGACACCTCACGATCCTCGAACATCAGAGTGAGTGAGTCGCCCTGCTTGCGTAGACTCCGGAGACGAAACCAGAGACCGTCAATATTGATATCCACCTTCGCGCCGAGCCTGCCTGACTTGAGGATCTCTCGGTCTCGGTCAAACAACGTGATCTCGACGGTGCTGGCCCCTTCGATGGTTCGCGTCACGGTCGCATCGGTGACGGACTCTACGATGGAGACAGAAGCAGAGCCCTTCAACGCGAGGTTGAGTGACTTCAATTCGGTGTCCGACAGGAGCAGCTGGTCCTGATCGTACAGCTTCGAGTTCTGGAGTTTAACTACGGCAGCAGCATTGGGCATTACGGAAGCCTCAGGCTTTGGTTGACTTTGATCGACTTCGGATCACGAATGTTATTGAGCTTCATGATCTCTTGATAGCGATCTGAGTTCCCTAGCTCCTTCTGCGCAATGCCACGCATAGTTTCTCCTTCTTTGACTATGTGTGGCTTTTTGCCCCCGCCCTTTACACTCGCGTTGGCTTGAGCAGTCACTCGAGCATTGCCTTGCTGAACTCGATCTTCTTCGATGTACTTAATGAGGCCCAAGGTCAGAAACTGACGAACGCGCTGACCATTCTCTCCCCTGATGGTCTCGCCCCACGTGATCCTCTGCACAACCCAAGCGAGATCAGAATGTGGGACGTAGCCATCCAACCTGACAATTGGCGGTTCATCCAAAGGCTTCGGCGGTCTCGCCATACGTTCCAGCGCCGAGATACGAGACTCCACCGAAGCAATTGGCCAACCCTCCAGGAGTAGCGGCAAGTCCATCTGGTACGGCTCGTGCCCCCTCCAAACGGTGAGAGCCTGACGCTTCGGACGAGCAACAGTCTCCCAACCTCCGTACCCAGCAGTGACGTTTGGAGGATCCTGCCCCATCCAGGCAGTGACGCTGAGATTGGGGTTAGTGCTAGTGATCGTAATTTGACGACCATCTCCCCCGCTAGATCCCGACGCGGCTGCCTTGGACTTTTGCGCATCAGTCGCTTCTGTTGTTCTCATCGCGTCGCATCCTTGTATAGCTTGTGAGTGGAAACGGCCTCAGCAATCTCTTTACGGTCTAGCTGAATCTTTGTTCCGACCTGAACGTACTCCGGCGAAAAATTGTTCTTGAGAGTCGATGTATCTACCGCATTCACTTTGGTGTTGCCTATTCTAGGAACCTGGCCGCCGGATCCTATGCCCATCGCTGACGTTCCTCGCAGACCGGGCGCGGCGTGGAACGAGGTAGCTGTCTGCTCATCCGGGAACAACCACCCGAGCTTTCCCTTGACCCAATCCCAGACCGCTTTAGCTTTGTCCCAGATCCATTGAATCTTGTCCCAAATGGTATCCCAGAACCGCACCATCACGTACCCAACGAGGAACAGAGGCCCAAGGAAGATCGCTGCGAGGAGCTTCCAATGATCCTTGATCCAGAAGAAGATCGTGTTCACCTTGTCGTGGAACCAGTCCCACTTCATGTAGAGGATCGCCAGGGTGGTGATGATGAGGATTGCCCAACCAATCGGGTTGGTGAGAAGGAACAGCGCCATCGCGCGTCCGGCGACCAAGACGGCCACCGCGTACCGCAGCATCGCCGTCCGAGCGCTCACGAGGACAGTACGCCAGTTGTTGTAGGCCCACCGTAGCCGACCCATTCTCTGGAACTGTCCATTGGCGGCCCGGTCGGAAGCGAACAAATAGAAGATGAGGCGCTGTAGCTGCGGGATCAATCCCAACTTGAGCATCACAAGAGCCCTCCACCCCATCGTGGCGTAGAAGTGCAATGCTTTGCCCGACAAGACGAGGTAAACCCGAGTCCAGATCAGATAGATGAGCAAGATGCTCAGAGCAATCTTGAAGGTGGTCGTATGATCGGCCATGAACTTCAGCGCCCACGAGAGCGGCCAAAGAAGCAACAAGAGAGGAGCGAGCGCCTTTGCAGCGTTAACGATAGCAGGCCACAGTTCCTGGCGCCAGATGATCGAAAGAGATTTGCTGATGCTAACGATACGTCCCCATACTTGCATGAAGGCTTCGCTGTGACCCGTTGTATTTGCAATCAACTGGGCCATACCCGTCCAGCCACCACTCTCGAAAGCAGCAGCCAGATCCTTCGTCAGAGTCACCATCCGAGGCAGATAGTCGGTGCTGAGCTTATCGAACAAAGGCTTGGTGATCGTACCAAAGAGCTTCTGCGCGTAGTCGTGGATCGTACTGAGCATTCCCTGGAAGGTGTTGGCCTGCTTCTCGGCGAACCCTCCAAACTCGTTCTCCATCCCGCGCAGGATAGCCTCGATGCCTTGCTCGGCAGGGATGTGGAGCCGACCGATGTTGGCCATCTGATCGGGCGTAAGATTGAAAGCCTGCTGGAGATACTTCCGAGCATTGATGCCGACCTCAGACAGCTGCCGTAGCTCGCCGCCAAGGATACGTCCATTGGTGCGCATCTGCCCGAAGGCGAGCGTCATACGGTCAATGCCTTCCTTGCTGACACCGAGCCCTGCTGCGGCGTCTCCGATGTCTACCATTGTTCGATACGCCTGATCGCCCGAGTAACCGAACGCGATCAGCTTCTTGGTAGCAGCCGTCAAATCCTCGAACTCAAACGGCGTCTTGGCCGCGAGGTCATACAACTTATCGAGGTAGGCAGTAGCAGCTTGCGTGCTTCCAAGGAAGTGAGTGAAGGCAACCATGTTCTGCTGCATGGTCGAATTGAACTTGAGACCGAACGCTACGACTCCGACGCCGGCAGCTCCGATGGCCAACGTTGAAGCGTAGACGAGACGACGTACGGTGAACCACGCCTGGTTGTACCCTTGCTGACGGAGAGTAGCAAACTTGGTGTCTTCGCCTGCCGCCACAATCTGTGCGCGTAGGCGAGCGACAGCCGCTGATGTAGCATTCAGCCCGGCGATGGTTTGCGCCTGGCCCGTTAGGGACGTATGGATATTGACGTTGGACCCGCCGGGCTGCATGCTACTCATCTACTTCACCGCTCCCCAGACTGCATTGGAGATCATCGCGGCAAGATTCTGGTGCATCTGCTCTCGCATCTCGTGAGCCTCCTGAGCAATCGCTTGCATGATCGCAACGTCCATGTCGCTGGTGGTCTCCAAGAACCTCATCGGATCCATCCCGGCGAGAGATACGAACGCAGCTGCCTTGATCGGGTCACGGTCTACAGTTCCCCCAGGCCATCACCAAGATCAGCTTTCCGGTCTCCCATCCAGCGAGTGATCTTGACGTTGTGGTCGATGATCGCGTACATGTTAGCGCCGAACGTCTGGATGACAACTTCTCGAGCGGTTGTGGCCTCGATGCCCAAGTAGTCGGCCAGGCGCGAGTCGAAGCGGAGAGGGATGCCCTCGTCCAACGAAATCAATTCCTTCGATCCCGCCGGACGCGCGTAGAGGCCGACGCAGGCAGCAATGATGGAGTCGATGGCTCCATATGTCACCAGCTCCATCCGGTTCTTGAACTCTCTCTTGAGCTTCTCTCCGATTGCCGCTAGCTCCGAAGGATCGACCATCCGGTACTGACCAACCAACTCAGGATCCGTGTACTCCGGCAGAGCCAGGTTGAGAGTTTCATTCTGCAGATTCGATTCCCTTTGTCGCCGGAGCCCTTCCTTCAAGGACTCCGACGACGCCAAGACAGTCTCACCGACGTCAAACACGTCTGTGGAGACTACTTTCTCCTCGATGTTGGACATGTTACGCTCCCTTGTTGACGTTAGATGGTCGGATAACCTTCGACCGACATCTCCAGCTCCAGCAGTGCTGCGTCGTTGCTCTCGGAGTCAACCTCCGGAATGGTGACCCTCTTGAGGATCCCTCTCCAGATGATCGGGTCTCCGAACTCGTTGCCGTTGATGTCCATCGGAAGCTGCTGGACGGACATGTTGGCCTTTCCGACCTTCTTGAGCAGATCGTCTACGATCAGATGATCGCGCTCGTGCCGGTAAAGCCGGGACACGACGAGGTTCTCGACATTGCGCCTACCTCCGAGCGAGACCGGCGGAACCATGCCGCCAGGATAATACTTGGTCTCCTCTGAATCGACGCCGCCGCCTGTCTTCTTGTCCCACACGCGATCCGTCCAGGTCATGCCCTCGACGAACACGCTCACCCGGAAGGTGTCTTTGCGGGTTGGGCCTGCCATTATGCCACCTTCTTCCTACGGTTCTGATTCCCCATCGCTGAGGCGCTCATCTTCCTCCTCGTTTCTTGTGAGTGTTTGTGCCCAAGACGGTTCTGGTTGCCACTCTTGTGGAAGCTCCTGTGGCAGGTGCTATGCGCC